ACTTTCGTGCGAAATGTATTGTGTATTTTGATTTTCATATACAGATTTATCAATAGATTGAGATGCGTACACCTGAATTGTACCATGCCAAATTGGATTTAAACTACCACTATTCAAAAGAGTCGCTCTATATTCTTCACCAACTATTGCTCCGCTTATGTTAACCATAGAGAAGCTAACATATGATTCGTATGGTTCATATGTTAATCCACTTATAGATGCAGTGAAATTATATTGAGTCGTCATATCTTGCAAACTCATTGTAAATGAATTCGAAGCAGTTGGCTCAGTTCTAAAAACATATTCGTTGGATTGAGATATATAATAGGCTAGCATTATCTTGTATTTATCTTGTCTTTATCTAATAATAACATCACATTGAGTAGAAATAGTTAAGCACAAAAAAAGGGAACTCATTTGAGTCCCCTTTAATATTTTTATGCTATACTGATTAGCTATTAATTAGTTCCGAATACAATTGTACCACCATTCAATACCGAAGTTGGAATAGCAGTTGTTGTAGACGAACCAGAGATGAATGCTGCTGGTAACTGCTCCATACCTGTGAAAGTTGCTGAATAACCATAAAGGTCACCCATTGCTGCACCTGTTTGGATAGTTCCTGCTGTCAAATCTGCTCCTTCTCTTTCACCAACTAACAACGCCTGTCCATTCATAGTCCAAACGATGATTTGAGGTCTACCATAAGCCATAAGCTTTAATTGGGTAGTCATTTCATTTGTTAACTTCTTCAAATTAAGAACTAATTCTTGTGAGAAGAAAGTTGTACCGTTGTCACGAGATGAATTAACAGTTTCAACATAGCTAGAATTTCCCTTTAACTCATAGTAGTAAAGAGAAGATGATGCTGGTAACGCTGTTACCTCACCATTTACGTTTTTAGTGAAAGAACCTGTTGTATAGTTAATGAAGTAAACACCGGCGATTCCACCAACGCTTTCTTTACAAACTTCGTTTCTTCCAGCTGATAAATTACAAGCCATATCTTAAAATGTTTAATTTGTTTTAAATATGGTGGGGATTTTAGCCCCCACCGATTTATAGTTAGTTAGTTACTATTAGTATGCACCATAGTAAACGATATCCTGACCGATACCAAATTGAGTACCTGCAGTATATCTCATAATCACACGATAGTTTTGAGAACCATCTAAATTAGCCATGTCTAATACTCTAACTTCGTTATGGTCAGATAATAAACCTGTACCGAAGAATAAGTTAGATTTTTGAGCTGCTACGATTTTAGAATCACTCATACCTGGACACAATACTAAATCGATACCATTGAAGTTCATTGGCTTCTCACCGATAGTGAATTGGTTGTTATAACCATTTGCACCATAAGTTGTTGCGCCAGTTTGACCTGCAGTTGCTAATTGGTAAGCTTTAGCTACTTGTGTTCCCACATAGATAACTAAATCTTGCTTTCCATAAACTGCTGCTGGGATAGTTTCAACTACTGATTGTAATTTAGAGATTACGTTTGCAGTTGTAACCGAACCTGAAATGATTGCAGAAGAACCACCAGATGTTCTAGCTGGTAATACTGCTGTTGCTCCACCTGCTGCGATAGATTGAGAGAACTCTAATTCGAAACCATCGAATTGTCCGTTAACAGAACCGTTACCTTTCCAAATTGATTCTTCAACCGCTTGTGCTACGTTTCCAGCTACATAAGAGATTAAGAAATCGTTGAAGCTTCTTGGAATCTCATCGAATGCAGAGAAACCTAATTGCATTGCTTCCCAAGAATCTACGAACTCTTGCTTACACAATTGTAAGTTCACTTGGAACTCATCAGGTTGTAAAATTCTTTCAGTAATTGATGCAGTTGCACTTGCGTTGAAATCACAAGAAGCATCTGAAACTAAGCTAGATACTGCTAGCTTTTGGATTACACTTTTGAACTTTACGTTTGGCATAATTGTTACCAACTTCTTGTCCAAAGTGTTAGCACTTAAAAGCGCTGCTGCAATATAGCCTGATGCTGCTTCACCTGCGTAGGTAGAAGTGATTTCTGGCATTGTTGCAAATTTTTGAATTTTTTTCATTTTAAATACCTTTTTTTTATTAAAAATTAATTGTATAATTTAGATAGGAATGAAGATTGATAATTCTTCACACTCTTACCCATATTTCTTTTGTTGTTGTCTACTGCTGCAAACTTTGCAGTTTCATCGATTGGAGCTCCATCTAATTTAGGAAGTTCTTCTTCTTCCATCATTACTTCTTCATCAGCTTCCTTATCAACTACTTCTTCTTTTACTTTTTCCATATCCAACATCTTCTTTTCCATCTCTTGGATACGGTATGCCATCTCTTCAACTTTCTTTTTCAAATCACCAAGATTGATTTCGATTTCTCCATCTTCTGATTCTTCTTCGTTTTCACCTAATGGTTCACCATCGGTTTCTGGCATATCTTCAGTAGCTTCTTCAGTTACTTCAGCCATCATAGTACCAGATTTAACTTGCCCTTCTAAATCAGGCATAAACTATCTCTAATGGCTCACCTACATCGAAAGTAGGAGACTCTACGATTGTACCATCTGCTAATTTAGCGTAAGTTAATTCTACTTCATCTTTTGATAAAAGAGCCATTATCTTACTTAATACAGTTTTTGACTTCATAATCTAAATTGTTTTATATTAGTTAATAACATCTATGTTTGTAAAAATCATTATTTTTTATTTACGTGAATGTGATATATCTGCATGGTCTAACATAACCTGCATATGGTGTTGTTGATAAACTATATTGTCTTGCAGCTGTTGCAATATTGTTTACATATGGTGATGATGGATTAAAATCAAATGCATCTGCTCCATTACCTGCAGTAGAAAAAGATGTCCAATATAATGTATTAGTTAAACCAGGAACAAATTGTCTATTATCATAAACGTATCTCATTTCAGTTGTATTTGGTAAAAACCAATCATCATATCCACTACCTGTGTAATTTAAACACGCAGTAGGTGCGGGTGTTGATGAAGTGGATGCATCTATGTTAATAGTATTTTGTAATCCTTGTCCATATACATCCGAAGTGGAAATTGTTGTATATGGTTGCACTTCCCAACTTATAAATGTATTTGCAGGATTTAAATCTTCAGTTCCTACAATCAACCCTTTTTTATTTCTTGCATCTACATACACAATAATGCCACCTTGATAGAAGATGCCTACCTTTAATTTTTGACTACTATAAGATAATGGTTGTATTAACATTATACTAATTTTGTTACATTTGTCACCAATACATTTACTCCATCAAAAGATGCTAAAGTTAAAACATCTATATCGCCTGCACCAGTTGATGGTATATATGCGAAGCCTGATGGTTGTTTAACATTTGAACTGAATGATGCAGATGCATTTGTATTAGAAGTAATTTGTATCATTGCACTCTGTCCTGCACCTGGACTTGTAATATTCAATCTTGTAGTTGTTGATGATGGCAATGCTACTGTGTAGAAGTTTGCTCTACTTAAATCTATACTTGCAGTTGATGATACAATACTTTGTGATATTACATTGAAGTATGCCGAACCTGTTATTGTTACAGAACCTGAAGTTCTTATACCTCTATTAAAGAATGGTGCTGGGTTAGAGCCATTGTTTGCTGGCAATGTTAACCAAGTATTGTAAGCGAAACTACCTAAATTAAAGTCTTGGAAAGTAAGTTGAGATGGAGTTGCTTGTGCAAAGAATTCAGTTGAATAAGTAAATCCTGTTGCATCTACTGCACCAAAGTTAAGTACTGCAGATGAAGAGCCGTACTCAAGTATTGAAAAGTTTCTATCTCCACCATTTATTAATCCAATTCCATTAAATGTAGAGGATGGGTCTCCTGTACCTAAAAATACATCACCATTACCTACAACTGTCAATGAACCAGTCAATCCAACATTACTTACAATTCCTTTATCAATTGATACAGGTCCAAAGAAAGAAGCAGTACCAAATGCCGCAGATTGTGATACTACGAAATTTCCTGTAATTGTGTTATTACCAGTAAAGGTTTGGTTTGCTGCTAATATTGCGAATGAGCCTGTTTCACTTTCAGTAATCCAACTACCAGATTGTGTTCCAATGGTTGCTAATTGTGATTGAAGTGATTGAGTTGTTAGATTTATAGTTGCAAAAGATGCACTAACCGATGAGCTATATGATTGAGTAAATGTATTTAATGCACTAATACTGGCATTTGTAGATGCAGTAAATTGATTTAATAATGCAAATTGGTCTGTTACATTTAATTTATTTACATATAGTTGTCCTTCAATAAATGTACTACCGCTTAAAATTTGTGTATCATTTAATGCATCACCTAATTGATTCGAACCTGATGAGTAAATTACAGATGATGTTTCAAATATTGTTTTAATATACGTTGCTTCAATTCCACCTTGCACATATAAATTTTGTCCTACATAAACGCTTTGAGTTACACTTATATTCTTTTCAAAGAATTGATTTTGTGCAAATGAATTCGAACCAGTAGTTGCATACGATGCAGTTACCTGTTCAATCAATGCAATACTATTATCAGTAGATTGAGTAAACGAATTAAAGTTTGATTGTAATGAATTTAATTGTGTTGTCGTAGATGCGGTATATTGATTTAATGGAGTAAAATCTACAGCCACTACCCCTTTACCACTAACAAAAGATGCAGAGATACCATTACCCATAAAGTTAATTTGATTAACATTATTTACAAATGTACTCTCATCGAATATTCCTACCGATGTAGTGAATGATGCAGTGTATGATTCTAAATTATTTAATCTGCCTGTTGCTGATTGAGTAAATGAATTAACACCACTATTGATTGTTAATTGTGATGCAGTAAACGAATTTAATGCTGTGAATGATGGTTGTTGTGAAGCCGTAAATGCTTCTAATGCAGTTATTTCAGATTGAATTGCTGCTATATCAACTGAATATGATGTCTGATTAACAGTAGAATCAATCACATCCACATTAAACGCTCTTAATAAAGATGGAGTAATGTAGCCCGTATTGTTATCTGGAAAGTTTGAATTATTAACTACCTTTAAAGCGGTTTTACTTATTTGTGACATATTGAATGTATTTTTAGCTTGTTATTTCGAAACCGTCTGAATATCCATCAGAGAATCCGCCTCTATTTGGATATGGTGATTCTATTTGTCCAATTCCTTGATTCATCAAATATCCCTTACAACATGCTACATCATAGGTATCTCTATCTAAACACAAACATGCTCTTCTACTATTTTTAGGACTTGATAATCCTTTAGTAGGTCCAATGTATATGCCGCTATTATTCTCTCTATTGACAGAATAACGCAGATTACCATTACGTGAATTAGACCATCTTGCCATAAGTTTCTTATATTATATGTTAATAACACCAATGAAACTAAAAATGATTATCGCTTCATAGATTTAATCATCTCATTGTGCTGCAGCTGTTCTAATTGTGCTTTATCTGCTTTGAAAGCAAGATACAATAAACACTTCTCTAATGGTTCTTCAACTACCTTATCTATTTTAAGGATATCCCCTTCTGCCAATTCAATAATGGTTGCATAATTTGACCACTTCTTGCTAAAATTTGCTTGATGTTGTGAGGTATTTCCTCCTCCTTCAAAGAGTTCAGGGTAAAATTCAGTAAGTCTATTTGTAAATTTAATAAAAAAAAAAGTGCGCCAAAGTGTACATCCATAGGGATATCTAACCACTTATTTGATTTATCATCGCCTCTATATGGTTCTATTGAATACATCTCACCTTTTTTATTCTTAACAGGTCTGTATAATATATTCATTATGTTTGCCCAATCATCGTTAATCTCTACTGATTTAAATTTAGTGATGTCCGAATAAGCACCATATGTCATATTGGATAGGTTTGGTTCGAACCCATACTCTACACCATCAATAGTTACAAAGCGTTGTAATGGCAACTCTACATTAGATAAGAAAGAATTTAACTCATCTCTAATTGTATTGTATGCTTCAATAGGAAGCGATTTAAGATGCTCTATATCCAATCCGCATAGATGATACATAGTTACTGCACCAATTGCTTCATCATCATCTTTATAACTTTCTATATCCTTTTGCAATCTTAACCACTTATTCAAAGTTATATCTGAATATGATGTAGGTATTTTAATTTCTATTTCCGTTACCATAATTGTCCTCCCATTAGTGTTTTTAACATTGTTTCGTATTTTCTTATTTTTGCATCTGCATTAGTAACATAAGCATTCATTGCAATCATCTTCGCCTGAAGTTCTTCGTTTTCAGATTGTAACTTCTTTGCATATAAGATTAACTCTTTTATTTCCTGCTCATTCCACGTTTGACTAATACCTGTGCTTTCCGATTGATATTGCATATGTTCCTTTTGTTTGTGCTTTTACACTTAACTTCATCATTGCTGCATAACGAGCTGCATCTATTAAGTGGTCTAACCCACCTTCGGGTATATCAGTAGTATAACCATGCTTATCAGTTTGGTATTGATAGGCATACATTTCGTTAATAAGATTTTGTGATGATTTAAGTAATTTTATTTTATAGTTGTTCATTACTCCGATTCCAAATCTGATACTATCTTTTCCTTTGGTAACGGCTTTGATGTTGAATCCACTTCGGTAGATTTCTTCGATGAGTCGGGGTTCTGCGCTATCTGCCCAGATTTCGTATGATTTGTCGATTTCGAGCTTTCGTAATCTATCAACGATGTCCGAAGTAACCAAACCTTTTTCATAAAGTAACTCTTCCAAATAGAGTTCATCATTCTTTTTGTAGATTGCCACCATAGCAGTGGGGTCTTGACTAAAACCAAAATCAATACCAAAGGCAATGAAATCAGCATCAATATCATCAACCAAGTCAAATGTAAATACAGCTTTATCATTTGGTGCAAATTCTCCTTTTCCATATATCTTCCAATATTTAGGGTTCTTAATTTCTAATTCTTCAATTGCCTTAACCATTTCAGTAGGCAAGTATATGTTATCCTTATAGGTGGTAACAAACCTATCACAATCCTGCATCTGTCTTAACCAATGATATGGTGATACAGTTGGGTTGTATGCTAATATGATTCTGCCTGTTGTACGAATACTTAACTGAAAATAACTTTCCTCATCTAATTCCGATGCTTCATCTATGAATAGTATATCGGATTTCAAACCTCTTAACTTTTCAGCATCATCAGAGTTTATAAACTGAATAGTAGAATTGCCTAATCTATATATTCTGTCAGAGATATTGTAATCATCTTCTCTCCATATTCCGAGTCCTTTTAGGATATCCGTAAAATCCTTTATTACTGTTCGTTTAAGCGATGGAATTGTTTTCCTTACTATTGTTACCGTCTGCTGCGATTCGAGGGCTTGTACGATAAGGAATTGAAGAATAGCGTATGTCTTACCACTACGTGTACCACCAATGTGATGCGATACTCTCGCTATCGATTCTAAAAGGTTTTCAAATGTAACCGTAGTGTTAATCGTTACTTCCACTCTTATTTATATTTACATTGATTTGCTGAATCCTTTGGTCTATTTCAGCTTTCATTTCAGTTCTACTTAATTTAGGTAGAGCATACTCCATTAGTTTAAGAGCTAAATCCATAGCCTTCTCCGGGTCTCTCTTCTTTATCTCTTCTAAATCTTTTGATATTGTAGATAGTGTATTATTAACTGCTCTTGCAATTGTCAACTTCATTTCTTCGGTAGAACGATTCAATGCGCCTTTCGGTCTGCCCGTTGCTAACTTATTTCCTTTTTCAAATCCCATAATGTTATATTGTGTTATTTAAACATCTATTAAATATAACAGCGGTATTTCATTTTGTAGTATATCCATATATACATATATACACTATCCTACGATTGCTTCCCATATTGTGTATAGCATTTGAAATCCATACACCAAACAGAATAGCAATCCAAAGTATGCTATGAGTAATATCATATCTTCAGTAGTGAAGAATGAGATTATCCCTTTCCACAACCTTATCAATAGCTTTTTCATATATTGTGCTTTTATTAATTCTTTTGTTATTATACTTTTCTTCTAGTCTTATTACTTCTCTTATTACTTGCTGATATATATTTTGTCCGATTATGAATTGAGTCAAAAGTGCTACCTTTAATTCATCCGGCATCTTTCTAACATTTGTGTGATAACCATATATAGGCTCTGTCCATTCTGCTATACCTATTCCGGTTCCAAAATCTTCTGCAAACTTATGGTAATGTTTATCTTTTAGCATACTATCAAAAAATTTAACTATCGACTTCGTTATCCCCCAGCCCCCTCTCATATTCTTCCCACGTTATATTGCGTGTATCGGGGTAATCACTTTCTATCCTTTTTTGTTTTTTAAT